CAATTTGACTGATTTTCCATCATCATCTTCAAATAATAAAAAATTGAGTCTCAAACTTTTAAAACAATCCATTGAAAAAAGCCCGGAAGACTTACAACTGATTTTAAATGAAGTGCTAAATCTTCCTAAAAGACAGCAAAAAGAGCTGGCCGAGCTTCTTCGGGATACAACGCTCACTGCCATTATCAACGCCTCCAAACTAATCTCGGACAGATTGAAGTTTATCGCCGGTCTGGAAGAAATCGTCTTTGATACCGAATTAAAAAAACATTTGAAGGAACGTTCACAGTTACATCAGATACTCAAAGACAACACATGGTTTTTTGGCGAAGAATTCAACCTCTCCGTCAGCGACCAGTCTTTAACCGAAGTTTTAAAAAAACACAAAAAAGAGCTTGGGGAGGATATTACAATTGATAAACCCGTAAAAAGAATTGACGGGTCAACCGGTATTGTGGATTTAATGCTTTCCAGAAAGATAAAGACAAATCGTGCCGATGAATTAGAACATTTAATAATTGAATTAAAGGCTCCTAAAGTTCCCATAAAACAATCTGAAACAGGACAAATTGAAACATATGCTTTTGCTGTGGCAAATGATGAGAGATTCAGGGGCATAAAAACCCGATGGACATTCTGGCTGATTTCGAATGACATGGATGATGTTGTTAAATATAAAACCAAACAAAGCAACAGACCCGAAGGCATTCTTCATCAATCTGACACGACACAAAATCCACATGTAACTATATGGGTTAAAACATGGTCACAACTTATTCTGGAAAACAATGCGAGACTTTCCTTTATCAAGGAAAAATTGGAATTTGAGGCCGATAATGGGAAATCACTTAAAATGCTTCAAGAAATGTATTCCCACCTCTTAAGCGGCACCGAAATCGAAGAAAAAATTGAGGAAAAAGATCTTCCAGATGAAATTCAAAGAATAATGGAAGGATATTTAAGATTATATGAAGAAAAAGAAAAAGAATTGAAAATAGTAGCAGTAGAACAAGATTTTAAAATCCGTATTCCAGGAACTCCAATAGTATTAGTAGGTATAATTGATTTACTAGCTTATGATGATATGGGACTTTGGGTAATAGACCATAAAACAGTTAAAAGAGTACCTGATGAAGAATTAAGACTTACAGATTTACAGTTATCATTGTACTATTGGGTAATGACTCAAATTAAAAAAGAGATGAATATCCCTGTGGATAAAATTGCTGGGGTAATGTTTAACTATTTAAGAACCAAAACTCCGACAATTCCTCAAGAACTTAAACGTGGGGGGTTATCTAAAAACAAAAGAATTGATACAGATTATTATACATATTATAATACGATTTTAGAACATGAATTAGACCCTAATGATTATGTTGACATATTAAACCATGTTAAAAATAATAAGTTTTATGAACGTAAAAGATTACCTAAATCAAATCACTTAATTAGGTCGTTTGTAAAAGAATTATTATATACGGGAGAAGAAATTTTAAAGAATAATTATTATCCTAGAAACCCCCACAGAGATTGTAGTTGGGATTGTGATTATAAGAATTTATGTATAGCAGACTTACATGGACACGACACTAAATTTATGATTGAACAAGAATTTGAAAAACGAGATGATGAAGATAAAGAGGAAGAGGAGGAATAAAATATGTCTATAAGTAATGAGGCTTTACAAAACTTTATCAACGGAATTGAAGATATTACAGATGTAGAAGAATCATTTGCTGTTGCTATATACGGACAGAATGGTACAGGAAAAACCCGTACAGCATCTACATTCCCTAAACCATTAATTATTGCTGATGTAAGAGAAAAAGGTACTAAATCAATTAAAGGTATAGAAGGAATTAAAAGAAGAAAAATATCAAGATGGGAGGATGTAGAATTATTATATTGGTTTTTAAAGACTCAAAACCATAAACTTAAAGAACCATTTAAAACTGTAGTAATTGATACATTTACTCAACTAGAACAATTAGCAATAGCATATGTAATGAATAAAGAAGCTAAAGAGTTTGGATTTGAGATTGATAGTCAGGCTGATATGAATATGCCTAAAATAAATGATTATGGTAATGCAGCATCTTTATTAAAAGCATGGACTATGAGATTTAGGGATTTAGTTGAAGATGACATATATGTAGTATTTAATCTTCAGGAAAGACGTTCAGGAAATGATGATGTAGACGAGGACGTACATGAAGTTAAACCACAGCTAATGAAATCCATACTTGGTATATTAGGAGGAGCTGTTGACTATATTGTTCATACTGAAATTAAAGAAATCACAAGAACTGTAGGAGGTGAAATTAGGTCAATACCTGTTTACATTGGTAGAATAGGTCCATCATCAAAATACTTGACAAAATTTAGGGTTACTCCTGGGGTAAAGTTACCTCCGTATATGGTAAATCCTAGCTTTGAACAAATGGAACAGATAACAAATGGAGAACACAAATTACAACAGAAAAAGAAGAAAAATAAAAATGAGGAGGAACAAGAATAATGGGAAAGAAAATTAAACTGGATTTTAGTAATGTTAAGGACGGATTTACAAAGGTAAATAAACCTGGAACATACACTGTTAAAATCACAAAAGTGGAAGCAAAAAAAGGAAAGAACTCAGGTAAACCTTATCTGAATTGGGAGTTACAAATATTAGAAGGTGAATTTAAAGATTCAAAACTGTGGTATAAAACATCCCTTCAACCTCAAGCATTATTTAATCTTAGGGACTTCCTAACTGCAGCTGGAATTGATGTACCTAAAAAGGTTGTAAGTATTGACTTGGATAGTGTTATAGGACGAGTTGTTGCTGCTAAAGTAAAAGAGGAAGAATATCAAGGCGAAGTTAAATACAATGTAAATGAAGTTGTTGAGGCTTCAGCTAACAAGGCAAAAACAGATGATGAATTACTAGATATGGCTGCTGATTTAGCTGATGATGACGATGATTTAATTGATGATGAAATAGACTTAGATGGGATAGACCTAGATGAGTAATCAAGAAACAACGATACAAAAGAAAATGCAGGAATTAGTTGAAGATAGAGGAGGTTGGGTTGTAAAGTTTCATGGGAGTCCCTTTACCAAAAAGGGAACTCCTGACCTGTTAATTTGTTATCGTGGAAGATTTATAGCAATAGAAGCTAAAGTCCCAGGTAAAGAAGATAATACCACAAAACTACAAGATTATCAAATTGAACAGATAAGAGAAGCTGGAGGTTTTGCATTTATAATGAGTTCTGAAGATGACTTAAAAGAATTATTAGACTCGATTGATAGGGTACTAAATAAACAAAATAAAGTTGACAAATTAGAAAAATAGTGTTATAATTTAATTATGATAAACATAATAAAAAATTTTATAAGGAGGAAACAAAAATGGCTAGAAAGAATAAAGATGTTGAAGAAGAATTGGATTTAGACCTTGATGATTTAGACCTAGACGAAGATGATGATAAGGAAGATTTAGTTGAAGAGGAAGATGCTCCTGAAGAGGAAGCAAAACCTGAAAAGAAAGCTAAAAAGAAAGTAGAACCTGATAACACAATAGGAGCTAATCAATTAGCTAAACAAATTGGAACTGATGGGTACAAATTTAGAGCATGGCTTAGAAAGCAATACCCTGAACATAAAAAAGGTACTTCTTGGAAATGGGAAAAAGACTCTAAAGAATTACAAGAAGTTATTGACACATATAAAGCTAAAGACAATAAACCTAAAAGAAAAGACAAAAGTGCAATAGAAGTAGAATAATCCTTTGCTCATTATTACCTCAGAAAGGTCCCCCACTTATAGGGGGACTTTTTCTTTGGTTATATAAGGAGTGAAACCTAATCTGGGATTTCAATTCCGAGACGTCTTAATAAATCTTTTCTAGGGTCTTGATTAAGTTCATCTGTTGTAGGTATTTCATATCCTTGGTCTCTTAATAATCTTAACAGGTCAAGTAATCTTCTATTCTCTTCGTAGATTTCACTACGCTTGAGTTTATCTTCCTCAAAATAACTTGGGAGACCAAGCATGGACGATAATCTTGCCCCTGCACGAGGATTATCAGGGTCTAATACAGTGTCTAAATTATTTAATAATGGTAATTGTTTGAGTAAAAATCCAAGCCCACGTTCTTTAACCTGTGGAACTTCAGTATCTTCTGCACCTAAAGCTTTCATTAAGCTTCCTATGAAAGGAGCATTTCTAGTTTCTCCACTATATCTTTCTATTGGAGCACCACTATACATTTCAGTATTTAATCCATACTCTATTGGAGCTCTTATTAAAGGATTTACTGAAGCAAATAAGTTAATGATATTATCTAAATTTACTGGTAATCTACCTAAATCCTGATATGGTAAGTTAGGATTTATATATTTACCTGTATTACCTAATCCTACTAGTCCAACATCTTTAGCCCAATCAGGCATATTTTCTATATCATGGTCTTCACCTTGAACAGCGTCCATAGCTTTTTGAACTCTTGCAAAACTCTTAGGACGTTCAATTAATGCTTGAACTTCCATAGGTATATTTTTTCTAGTCCATGTATAGAATGGTACTACTCTTTTCATATATTTTCTTTCAAATGGAGTTAAATCGAAATAATTAAAGTAATACTTTTTAACTTGTTCTGCAGCTCCAGTCCATGATTTACCTTTAGAAACTTGGTCTATATATCCTGCAAAACGAGTAAAGTTGTTTGTTGACTCAGTCCATTTTCTCATTATATTTTCATATTTACCTAAAGCATTTTTAATTTTTCTACCCTCAGCAATATCTAATGCTTGATTAATTTTCAATGGAGTTTCAGCCATTACTGCAGCTGTTTCTAATGCTCCATATTTTCTTGCTTTATTCCATGTTACAAAAGCATCTATTTTTTTACCATTAACTTCTAATGTAAGAGGTTTAAATATATCTTTTTTAACTCCCTCTTTATAGTATTGAATTAATGTATCTATATCAGTTTTATCTAAATCTAATTTAAGTTCTTTACCCATTTTAACTACATAATCTTTTACTTTATCAATCATCTGTGGAACTTCTTTTAATGCTCTTCCAGACTCTAAATAAGCTTTAGGATTTCCTATTCCCATTAGATAACCTTGCCAAACATTACCCATAAAATCTCTAGGTATATGACCTGGATTATAAAGATATGCAAGTTTCTTCCATGCTCCAGTTGCTGTATCAAATACTTTTTTAATTGAACCTGCTGCATCTTTATTATAAAAGATTTCCATATGTTTATTAAATATATCAGCAAATTCTTCTGGTAATGCTACCACATTTTTACCTTCTTTAATTTTATTAACTTGCTTTAATACTCTAGCTCCAGTATTATCAACTGCATTTTCAAAATATTTATAACCTTCTGGAAGATTCTTAGACTGTTTTTGTAATTTAACTATATCTTCTGGAGTCAATCCAAATTTCTGTAAGAAGTCATCTATATACATAGCAGCTTCTTGAGCTTTAATTGCTCTAGCCCCCCTATTCATCATCATGTAAGCAGGGTCTTCTGATAACCATTTCTTACCTAATACTTCATTTACTTTTCTAGGGTCTACAGCATTAATACTTCTTTTATTTAAGAATGGGTCTATTTGGTCTAATAACTGTAAAACATAAGGTGAACTTAATTCATCACTAGGGGGTTTACCAAATATACTTTGTAGTCCTTTTCTCTCAGCATCTGTTAATCTTCCTCTTCTTACAGGAATAAAAGGTACATAGTTTTCCATTTCATTAATAGGAATTTCTAATTTTTTATAAGCTTTTACAATACTCTCTCTCCATGATTTAAAAGCTTGTGCAGGTTTTTGTAGTCTTTCAGGTAATTCTTTAGTTGCATCTAGTAGATTATCTAATATTAGCTTTCTATCTTCTGGTGTCGTCCCTTTAAATATAACTGCAACTTCCTTAAAAAACTCTTCCTCTTTCCTTGGTACAGTTTCAAATAAGTCAGATAGTCCTTGTTTAAATTCTTGATAGATTTGTTCTCCTGCCACTTCATCTAGATTTACCACCCTCTCAACAGCTTTATTTACTTCTGGACCTATTTCCATTGTATTATCTATTATCTGTGGTGTTTCTACCCATAATTTTCTAGGGGTTCTTTCTAAAGCTTCCTCTGTTACTTTTGCTCCTTGTTCTTGAATATTTCTTAATACCACAGAATCAGGAACACCTTTAGGTTTATATTTAGTTGAAAACTTTTTACCTAGTGCATCCCCAACTCCTGTTCCAAAGAATTTATCTTTAGCAGCACCTGTAGCTTTAGTTAAGTATTGTGAGCCTGGGAGCTCTATATTACCTAATGCTTTTCTTCCCACAGGGGTTTCAATTCCCATAGATATTTTCTTAACAGCGTCATAAGGTAATTTAGTTACAAATTTATTATTATTCTCTGTCATTCCTTTTACTAATAATTTTTTAAAATCATCAGTATTTTTACCAGCTTGTTCAGCTAAGTCTATAACTTTTTTAGTTAAACTTCCAACATCTTTAGCTGCTAATTCAGCTACATCATCAGCTACATCATCTAATAAATTTACAACTAATTTAGCTGTATCATCTCCAAAAGCTCTTGATAATGCTTGACTTCCTTTTACTCCCCCTTTTAATGTAGCTTTTCCTAAACCGAATGTAACCCAGTTTAATAAATCTAAAGGATTAAGAACATCAAATGCAAAACCTAATACTCCTGCAAGTTTATCATTTTGAATACCTATATCCTTCATTACTGCTCCACCCTCAGGTTTTTCTTTTAATGTTAATCCTCTCCAATAAGCTTTAAGAGGGTCAAATTCTCCTGGAGTTTCACCTGAGTTTACATTGGTAAATTCTCTAATTAAATTATTAGCTGCATAACCTGGAGCTGCAATTTTCTCTAATAATCCTAAAACATTAAATCCAGGTTTTTTATCAATTTTATCTTCATGTCCTGAAGCAATTAATCTTTGTGTGGTATTTTCTGTTTGTCTTAAAGCTCTATTCATATCTTGTTGAATTTCTTGGTCTTTACTACTACCAAATAAACTTCTTAATCCAGAACTTCTAGAACTAGAGATATTACTAGATGAAAAACTTGTGGTATTATTACTTTTGTTTCCAAATAAATCTCTTAATCCACTACTCATCTATATTCTCCTTTCTTAATATGGTAAGTAGAATGTACTAGGGTCTATATAAGGTACAGTCTGATTATCCTCTTTAGCTTTGTTTCTCATATTATTTATAAGTTGTTCAAAAAATCCTACTTTTTCTGGTTCTTCATAATTATATTTATCAGCTAATGCTTGATATGCTATTTCAACATCTACTCCTTGTTCTTCCATATTACCTGCTAATAAATCAAATTCTGCTTTAGCAGATTCATATGTAGGCATTTTCCATGCTTCATAAATTGCTTCTGCAGTAATAGAGTTTGTTCCATATGTTTCTAATATTTCTGGTAATGCTTCTTCTCTTAACTCATTTTCTTTAATTACTGCTGTTTCTCCTGCTGCTATTAAATCTTCTAATATTTGAATAGGAGTCTTTTTAAATTCTTGTCCAGGTTCAACACCAAAGGCCTCTAATCCTGGAGGAGCCTCACCTGATGTTTGCCATATATTAAGTAATTCATTTATACTTGCTTTTTCATTAGCTTCCTGAGCAGCTAAAGATATTTTCTGCATATATAATTGATTAGCTCTATTTGCAGCAGCCTCTCTTGCAGCAGATGACTTAGTTCCCACAGGAACACCAAGTAAATCCGCCATCTCTTGGTCTGTTACATATCCAACTGTATTTAGTGTATTTAAAGCATTATTCATTAAGCTATTTTGTTTATCTACATTGAATTTTCTTTCTGATAAGTCTTTATTAAATATCCACTCATCAACAGCTAGATTATAATTTTTAGCTTGTAATGCTTCATTAAATGTTGCTTGATGTTTAGCTAATGCTTGATTAAAGTCAACTTGTGATTGAGTTTGATATGCACCTAATGAGTTAAGTAAATTCTGAAATTTAGTCTGATTTTGATTTACTATACTATCATATAAATCTGGTACGATAGCGTTTAACTGGTTCATACCAGCTGTTTCTACTTGAGCCATTCTATCATTAGTCATATCAGACATTAATAATCCTCTTTCATTCATTTGTTCCATAGTCTGATTTTGACCTTGTCTAACATTCTCTTTCATTAAGTCCATTTGGGATTGATACCTAGGGTCTTTAGTAACATCAATATTAGCGTTCATCTGAGCTGCATTAGTTATTTGACTTAATAAGTCTTTTATTTCATTTTGATAAGTTGGTTTTATAGTTGTAATATTACTAGGTTTAGTTAAGTCATATTTATTGTAATTATTTAAAGCTTTGTTTCTTGCTTCCATTAGTTGAGTTTTCCATCTAAACCCTGCAGTATGGTCTGGTCTTTCAGCTAATACACTATTAACTCTTTCCATCTCTTTATTATAGAGGTCAGGATTATTAGCATAATAATCTAACTTAATCTTAGGGTCTAGTGCATGGACTTCTTCATACGTCTTATCATAATAATCTGTTGCCATTTTATCTCTCCTTTCTTACCATGATTTAATCATCATATATCTTTGTATCTCATGTATCTTACAATATCCTGAGCCCGATAATTTTATTGCTACCCAGTCGACATTATAAGCCATACTTATAGGTACTAAAATTTTCTTTCTTTGCATTGAGTCGCTTCCTGTTAATGTATATAATAGTTCCCAGTCACCTTCATCAACTGAAAGATGAACTGATAATGTACTTCCCACAGGTAAATCTACAATTAAATAAACTCTTTTCCATGTTACTCTTTTAGCAGTACTAGTATCATTAAATTGTTTAGATACCCAATACCAGTCACCTGTGAAATTTTCTACATCTTTATCTAATTTTTTTAGTTGTGTCGGAGTTGAAATATACATCTCATTCTGTAATTCTATATAAGCTTTTACATCTCCTATTTGTTGGTAATACCAAGCCCCAATTTCTGTATCATATACTAAAGTATTTATAGCTGTAGTCTCATTATCAAAAGGTAATGACAGATAATATCTTCTTCCATCTCTACCCCCTTGAACTATATAATCATAATCTTTATTAAGTCTCTGTATATATGTTTCTATACCCCATGAAATTTTTTCAGGAAGATTACCTCCGTCATAAGCATATACTCCATCAGAACCTAACCAGAATAATGTATTATTAAGTTCTATTACTGATTTTTGTGATATGCACCCAATTTCTCTAGTTATAGTCATTAATTGATAATTAGAAGGTCCTGTTCCGTATAATTCGTACAAGCCATTATCCGACAATACCACAACATGGTTATTAAACACAGTTACAGCAACTAAATCTTCTCCAAATGAAGTATCAACCTGTATACTTCCAGACTCATCTACTACATTCCAATTATCTACATCTCTTAATCCTGAGTAATGTAGTTTCTTATCATATATAGCATATAATCTGTTAGCATGAGCTGTAATACCATCAGCATCTGGAGCATTTGTAACTGTGGTAATACTCCAATCAGAAGGGTCTAATTCAACTAAGCCTGATGTATCAACTGCTATATAAATCTTATCCATAAAATTAACATAATCTAATGATTTAGTTGGAGTTACAGGTAATGTAGCTCTTTCAGTCCAAGTTGTTCCTTCTAATGAATATATTTTATTACCTAATATTTTAAGGATTTTATTATTTTTATATTGTATTAGAAGAGAGACAAATCCAGAAAAGGAGGAACCTACATTATCATATTCAGGTCGGGGAGATAATGCAGGAAAATTATAACTATCAACATTTTTTAAATCTGGACTTTGACTCTCCTCTATATCCAAAGCAGGAATGGAGGTATTAATTCCATTCCCTATAGAATTTATAATTGGTCTTGATTGATTTCCTAAAGTATTCCAATAAGCCATTTTACCACATCTCCTCATCATCAGTACCGTATGAGTCAAATACATCTCTAGTATGAGTATAACCTGGTTCTCTATCAATTAAATCCATTTTAAGTTGAGTAAATAACTCATCATAATCATATGTATAAGCATTAGCTAATTGAGGGTCTTCATTAGCTTTAGCCATAGTTATGAATAAATGAAGTTTAATTAATTCGTGATAGTCTTCTTCTAAGTCAGGTATAGCTGTCATATCATCTGTGGATAATTCTACAGGTCTCTTTTTATAAAATACAGTTATTGACTCTCCATTCTCTTCAGGTTCTGGATATATGCCTATCATATCATCAACTATATAATAAAAAGTACCTGAAGCCTCACTATCCATATGTTTATAAGTTAATGAATTATCTTCTAAAACTACATCATCTATCAAGTCGACTCCACAGGAAGGAGGTAATTCATATAATGCTTGTTCAGCTATAGTTTCTGTTCTATATATTCCTGGAAGTTTTAGTTGTCTAAATATCTTCTTTTGAAAACTATTAATCCAGTTTACCTTATTTGAGTCTGTGAATCTATTAGGCATTCTAGCATCTACATCATCAATTATCTCTTGTATAGTAGGCATTTATTCACCTTCTTTCTCTTGTTTAATTCTTTCTTTATCTATACTTCCTTCACTAATTATATAGGCTATTAGTACACCTGATGAAGAAAATATAGCAGCAACTTGTTCTATTTGCATATTAGGATAATTTAATGCTACTAATATAGATGTAA